TTTTCACATTTTCTTCCTTGACATACTATAAAATTTGGGTTACTATTATCTGTGTTAGGGAATCAATAAATCCCTTTAGATAACTTAAGGTTCTGGGTTCCAATCACGGAAGTAATCTTCAATGTCGGTTGGACGACGAGGTTTTCTTTTTGGGGAACCCTCGTTTTTCATTTTTAGAAACTCTTCAATGTCAAACTCAGCACCTTGATTCTCTGGGTCTAAACTCACGATACCATTCATTAAAAATCCTAAGAACAAGCCAGGAGGAATATGAAAGTTCATCTGAACATTTTCTTCATCTTGTTGTTCTGGTTCAATTTCTTCTTCTGGTATAACAGCATCTAGGTCACTCTCTACTATATTTCGTAGGTATTCTTCTAGTTGCTCTGGGTCACCAAGCATCTCTTGAACTAAGTCTTGAACTACATCTTCTTTTTCAAGTTTGTGTAGGTATAAGCCAACTATGTCTTGTGTTGGTGATGTTTCCAGAAGGATATGCCTTACTGGAATTTTTGTATCTAGTTCGTTGGTTAGATTTGCCCAAGGACGCATCATTGTAATTTCTTTTTGCTGCCCTGTCATTGGGTCTTGGATAGTAACTGTTTTTACCATCATAGCACGATGTAGGGTAATTGTACGAGTGTTCTTTCCGACTACTTTTCCGATTACTTCATCACCCGAAGAAAGTTTATAATTCCTGTATACATCACTCATTTGCTTCTCCTTCTTCTAGGTTAATTTTTATCGTTTTGTAATCAAACTTCTCTCTATTATATATCTTCATTCTCTCTACGAAATGTTTGAGCGTATGGTTTACCCAAGTCTTCCAAGTCAAATCGTCACCGATATCATACAATTTTGCTTTGTCTTTATATTTAGACTTTCTTAATTGTCGCCCAATAGATTGAAGGACTCGAATTCGTGATTTGGAAGGAGAAGCAAAGATGATATTATGAAGCCTACGGATAGAAACGCCTGTGGAGAATGTTCCATAGGACGCTACAATAATCGCATTATCGTTTTCTTCTGTCAACTTTCTTACCTTTTCTCTGTCTTCTGCATCAGTTCCTCCATACACAAAGTGAACATCGTGGTCTGGGCAGGTGCGTTCAATTAGTTTGACTAATTTTTTACCGTGCTTTTCTACCAGTTGAAAAAGAACAAGAGTATTACCGTTGAGGTTTTTTGCCAGATTTGCAATGAAGTTGTTTCTGTATGGGTTGGTTACTAGCCATTCTAGTTCATTGAAATATTTGCTTCGCTTCAATTCTTTTCTTGTTTTCTCCGAGTACCTTAATAGTATACACTCAATTTCCAATTTTGCAAGTAGGTCTTTATCCATTAACTCATTAGTTTTAATGACGTTATATACAGAACCGAACAAACCTTCGATGACTAACTTGTGTGTTTGTGTACCATCGAGTGTTCCAGTTGTGCCGATTCTATATGGACAGGTCTTTAGTTTTGACATAATACTTGTGAGAGACTTTGACTTGAACAGGTGGCATTCATCACCGAATACTGCACCAAAGTTATCAAAGTATTTTTGACCACATTTGTATATGCTCTGCCAAGTAGAAATTACAATTCTACTTTCATTTATCTTTTCTTGATTGGCGAATACAGTATGACATTCTGCCGCTACATCAAAGGTTCTATCCGCCTTTGAGTATTCTTTGAAGTCTTCGTACATCTGTGTCACTAGAGATACGGTAGGAACAATAACAAGAATCTTTTTGTCTTGTGGTAGTTCTTCCATATAGTGCCTAATCAAAGAGTAGATGATTAAACTCTTTCCTGATGCAGTAGGAGAGAGAAGAAGACATCTGTTATTGTTCATTGCGTGATGAACAGCATCTATCTGGTGGTCGTATGCTTTGAGGATTTCGTCTTTATATGCTGGCTGTAGAGTATCGTTGATGTACTCTTCTACTTCTTCTCTCAGAATATCATTCTTAGGAACAAGAGGAGCGTTGAATGTTACAGAGTAATCTCGTTCATTTGCAAACGCCTGAACGTAATCTTCAAGACCAGCATAGAGTTCTTGCTTGTAGATGTTGTATAGTTTAATAGTTCCATCCCACATCTTATTTCTGTAGGAAGGCATAAATTGATAGCCTGGAACTTTAAAAGTGAAGAACTCAGATAACTCCTGTGCGATACCTCTATCGCAATCAACGGAAATGTAAACAGAGTCTTTTTGTGTTACAACTAAATCACTCATTGTTATATTTAGGGTGAAAATTCTTTACCATCAACCAAAATTGAAGTTCTTCCACCAACTACTCCTGACCATACTACGCAATGGACTCCTGCTTCTTTGAGCATTTCTATTCCTATATTGCAAGATTCGTTCCATCTATCGGGTGTTCTATCAAAATACTCTTTATGACCAATAACTCTTTTAATTCCACACTGAATGATTGCTCTTGCACAATCAGAACAAGAGAACCAAGGACAATACATCGTAGAACCTAGAGTTGCCATTCCTACTTTTGCGGCTTTATAAAGTACGTTTCTTTCAGCGTGTTCGACATAGTTATACTTATTTGGGCGCTTCCATCTTTCTTCTGTGTGCTTTACTTGATATGGAATATTATTACATTCCATTGCAATGATTCCATTACTGTCATCTTTTAGCAAAGCCGCAAGTTGAGTAGATGGGTCTTGTGAATTATGTTCTGCATACTGATACAGTTGACGAAAGTATACTTGATGCATTGGGTCATTTTGAATATTATATGCCACTGGTAAATCGCCTCCACTCAATTGCATTCTTTATTTCCCAACCTCGACCAGATACACTCTTTACAATAGACGCAAGATAGTCTACCTTTTCTTTATGTAGGGTGATTCTATCGTCTACTTTAGTGACATCACTATCAGACTGGATGTACATATCTAAGTCCTGTTTAAGAACTTTCAATTGAAATGGTTCCCAGCCTCTCTCGTCGAGTTCTTCCTGACTCATTTTGCCAGTATAGAACTCCCACTTATCTCGAATGAGTTCACGCCTATCCGCCTCTAGTTTACGAAGAAGAATTCTTTCGTCGTGAAATAGGTTCAGATACTTGTTGTGAAGTTGTGGAATTTTGAGCGATTCAAGGTCAAGTTCACTGTCATCAATGACCATATCTTTCGCTACCATTTTTCTAATATCATCAAATCGCATATATACACTCCAAAATTATCCTTTATTATACAGGCAAAAACCTATACGGTCAAGATAATTTTGTAATTTCATAATTAGTATATCGGAAAGTAGCCGTACCAATCAATGCATCTGGACTAGTGGTCGTACTATCAAACTCTAAGCCAGAAAGTGATGTTGGGAGTATGTTGAAGAACTGTACTCGAATCTTAGGATTCATTGCACTATTCAGAATAGTAAGAGTGGCGTCTGTGTAGTGTTCACCCGCCTGTTCGTATTCTTTATGGTCATCTGTATGAACTGTTGAACGAATCCATTCATATAGTTCCATCCAGTTATTCATTTCTTCGTCAACCATAAAGTTAATGGTCAAATCATCAAATTCAGGAATGCCAGGTGCGTGAGGTATATTAACAAATCGAGTTGGTTGTTCAATTGGACTTGCACTGATGCTGGGTAGGTTTGCACTTTGGCAGAAAAATGTAACGTGTGGACATCTCTTCATAGCGAATTGAAAGTATGTCGGGAGAAGGGGATTTAAATTATCAGGTTGTCGTGTAAGGAAGTCTGCGGATATTCCACTATTAGGATTATATCCTGCAATTTGGTCACCAGTAGGACCAGCAGGCAACTTTGGTTTTGCACCAATTGTTGCTACTGTCAATCTGTCTTGTCTTGATTTCATAAGATTCTCCTATAGTATGTATAAAAGAAAAGGGGAGTCCCGAAGGACTCCCCCAATTCTTATCTTTAGATGTTACTGATAATTATCAGTCACCAACTGTAGTAGTTGAACCACCAGCGAGGATACCGTGTAGGTTATCAACACGGAAGATTCGGTAGTACTTGTTGGTACGCTTGGAACCAAACGCATTAGCGTTAACGCCAGGAATTGTTCCACCGATACCAGTCGAGAATGGGTTTTCAGCAAGACCGTATCGGGTCTTGAATCCAATCTTGGGCTGGAAGGTGTCAGCATCAACCGCACGAACCATCTGGAGTGGGACATATGGGCAGTAGAAGAGTCCAGCATCATACTGGCTTTCACCGCGATATCCAACTACAACGTAGTTAGTGGTTGCGTATGGGTCAACATAAACCTTAGTCGAACCATTGAGAACACCGACGAAGGTGTTACCAGTGTCATCGACTTCTAGTTTGCTGAATGCAGGACCAGCGTCAAGGATACCAGTCATTGAAAGGGCGGATGCAACATCTGAAGAACAGATG